GTTATAGGTGTTCCTACACCTCAAAATATACCTGGTTCTAACCCTATACCAGCTGCTCCTCCTGGACCAGCCAATACAGCTTTTAGTTTTGCTGCTGATCACGGTGGATGCGGTTTTTGGCGTTTACACTGGCCTGAAGCATTAATTAATTCATCTGGTAAGGGTGTAGTAACTAATGCAACAATGATGTTACTAGATCCGCGCTATTATCACGGCGCTAAGTCTGTAAAAATACAAAGACAGGTTACAGTACCTCAATTAGAATTTGCAAAATTTTTAAGACACACCTCTAACAACGGAAGCAAGTTCAAACTGTATTATGAAATTGATGATGTTATCTTTCCGGAAGATATTCCGTTGTATAACAAATCTCGTTCAGCGTTTCTTGATCCAATAATCTCCAAGACAGCTATCGAAATTATTAAACATTGTGATGCTATTACTTGTCCGACCAAGTTTATGGCAGATTACTATACTGCTAGAACGGGTGTACCTTCAATAGTATTACCTAACTATATGCCAAAGTTCTGGATAGATCGTTTTTATAGTAAACAAAAAGTAGCAGAAAATTTTGATCGTAACAAGAAGCGCCCTCGTATCGGTTATGTTGGCAGCCCTACCCACGTTAATGTAGATATGTTGCCTGGGGTGCAAGATGATATTGATCCATTTGTACCACTTATACGCAAGACTCACAAAGAATATAAGTGGGTATTTATGGGTGCTATACCTCGCGGATTAGAGGATCTGGTACGTACTGGAGATGTTGAATTTGTAGGCTGGAAATCTCTATTTGAATATGCTTATGCATTCGATTCGCTTAATTTAAACTTAGCTATTGCGCCTTTACAGAATAACAAGTTTAATTATGCAAAAGCACCTATCAAGTATCTTGAAGCTGGTGCATTAGGAGTGCCTTGTTTATGCCAAGATGCTCCACCATACAATACAGATCCTGTTGCACCTTTACGGTTTAATACCCCTGATGAAATGATGGATCTAGCTAAGAAGCTNCTAAGAGATCGTAGATTATATCTAAATGAATCAGACAATGCTCGTAAAGTTGNAACCGGCTATTGGTTGGAAGATCATATTGATGAGCATATGAAAGTTTATTTTCCTTCTTGATTAGTTAGTAAGTTGGTACATAATATGTTTTGTGTACCGTAACGTATATTATAATTCTCGAGAAGGTTCTGCTTATCTATTTACCTGGGATAAAACCGGTAAACGAGTAGTAAAGAAGGAGCCATATAGTCCGTATTTTTATATCGAGACTAATATGGACAATTCAGACGCTATTTCTATCTTTAATACTAAGTTAAAGAAGAAAGTGTTTCTAAACTCCTTTGAACGTAATAAAGCCGCACAAGATGGCGCTATTAAACGTTTGTATCACAATATTCAGGTAGAACAACAATATCTTATTGAGAAGTTTAAAGACGATTACGAAAAACCTGAGTTTTCTGAGAATCCTTTAAAAGTTTGTTTCTTAGATATTGAAGTTTACTCTCCCGATGAATTTCCTGAAGCTAAGGATGCTAAGCACCCTATCAACCTTATAACAATATACGACAACTTATCTGAAACGTTTTATACCTGGGGCTGCAAACCCTATACCCCTTCTCGTAAAAACGTTGTATACACAGAGTGTAGCGGTGAAGTAGATTTACTCAATAAGTTTTTAGACTTTTGGGAGAAAGATTACTACCCTGATATTTTATCTGGGTGGAATACAGATTTTTTCGACTTCCCTTACACTATTAATCGTATTAACAACTTATTAGGGGAAAATGCTGCTAAACGTTTATCACCGTTAAAAAGTCTTTGGTGCCGTAAAGGTATCTTTGTTAAAGGTCAAGAGTTAGATCGCTGGTATATTCACGGTATATCTGCAATGGACTACCTTGAAGTGTATAAAGGCTTTGCACGCGGTTTACTCGAATCATACGCATTAAACTTTGTTGCTCAACACGAACTAGGCGAAGGTAAACTAGCTATTAATGCTACTAACTTAGCTTCTCTATCTGAGAATGATTGGAATAACTTTGTAGATTACAATATTCAAGACGTTGATCTGCTGGTACGAATGGAAAAGAAATTACAGTTCTTTAAGATCATTCGTATGTTAGCTTACAAAGGCTTAACTAGTTTTGAAGCTGCTTTAGGTAAAGTGTCTATTGTTACTGGCTGTGTTGCATTAGAAGCTTACAAGCACGGTATGGTTATACCTACTTTCGTTTCAGGTCCTACTAGAGATGAAATTGAAGGTGGTTATGTTAGAGATCCGGAACGTGGTTTAAAGACTGCAGTTGTGAGCTATGATGCTAATTCTCTATACCCTAACACTATCATTACTCTCAATATATCACCAGAGACTAAGATAGGTAAGATCTTACGTAAGACTGATACAGAGACTACGCTATTATTAGCTAGCGGGTCTGAAAAAACTGTACCTAACGAAAAACTCGAGAAACTGATGGAAGTTGAGAAGTTAGCTATATCCAAAGCTAACGTTTTGTATACTCAGAAGAAAAAAGGTGTAGTACCATCTTTAATTGACGGACTTTATAGTGAGCGTGTAAGAAACAAGAACCAATATATTGAATATAAGAAACAGCTAAGTAATTTAACACCAGATACCGATGAATACAAAACGTGTAAGTTTAATATGGAACGAGCGGACACTATACAACACGTCATCAAAATTCTGCTCAATTCTATCTACGGGGTTTTTGCTAATAAGTTTAGTCCTATTTGTGATAGTGATCACGCTGGTAGCATTACTCTTACTGGCCAATCGGTGGTTAAGCAAGCAGGTGTCATCCTTGATAGATATGCTAAAGAGAAATACGGGGTTGATACGTCCCTTAACATTTACGGTGATACTGATAGTACTCATATTACTATTAGACCTATCCTTGATAAAATTAAGCTTAACATATTTAAAAACGGTAAAGTAACACCAGAAGGTATAGACTTAATCGATAAAGAGATTGGTACATACCTGAATAGTGAAATTAAAAAGTGGTCTGCTTCTGAGTTTAAGTCTATTGATCCTCGTTACTTTTTTAAACGGGAATCAATTTGNGACGTAGGTGTTTACCTACAAAAGAAGCGTTACATTATTCACGTATTAAACGATGAAGGCGCTAACGTTAGTAAGTTTAAGTATGTTGGGGTTGAAATCGCTAGATCTACTACGCCAAAAAAGGCAAAAGAACTGATTAAGAAGGTTATTGAGAACTCTTTGTTAGGTCAGGATCAAATAAAAGCAAACAGTCTTTATAAAGAAGTATATGATACATTTAAAACTTTAAATGTTGATGAAATTGCTATACGTGGCGGTCTTAGTGATTTAGAGAAGTATGAAGTTAAGGCAGACGGCTTTAAAATTGGTACAGGTACACCGAACCACGTTAAAGGCGCTATTTGGTACAACTATCTGTTGAAGCATTTAAAGTTAGAAACCAAGTACGAACGTATCACATCCGGTGGTAAAGTAAAGAAGATTTATATTGCACCAAACAAGTATAACATCGATACTCTTTGTTATCCTTACAACTTTCCACCTGAATTCAAAGAATTTGAAGTAGATTATATTGAAATGTTCGATACAATAATTAAACCGCCTATATTAGCTGTATATGAAGCTATTGGATGGCGATTACCAGATTTAACCAACGAAGTAACAACAGACCTATTTGATATGTTTTCCTAATATGATTAAAATATCTCACGAATCTCCTTTAAGTATGTTAGAGATCTCTCGTACATACAACGACTATGATTACGCTTTAGTGCACTTATTTGAAGAATACCCTGCTTATTACAAGTTCTTTGAAGATAGTGTTAAAGGCGGTAGACACGTTTTATTAGACAACTCTATATTTGAGTTAGGCACCTCTTTTGATCCTAAACGTTATGCATACTGGATACAAAAGCTTAACCCCACCGAATACATTATACCAGACGTGTTAGAAGACTGTCAAGGTACTATTGATTCAGCTAAGAAGTGTTTATGGAAAGATTGGGACTTTGTTAGTAGTGCTAAGACTATTGGTGTAGTGCAAGGAAAGTCTTACGGAGAGCTAGTAAAGTGTTATGTAGCTTTAGATCAAGAAATCGGCGTAGATAAACTAGCTATTTCATTCGACTATTCTTATTACCTCAAAGCATTCCCACACCCTAACAAGTGGGTATCTTATATGATGGGTAGAGTAATGACTCTAACTCAATTAATGAATGACGGTATTATTAATAAAGATAAACCTCACCATTTATTAGGCTGTGCTCACCCTAGAGAGTTTAGTTTCTATCAAAGCCCGCAATATCACTGGATTGAAACGCTAGATACTTCATCTCCTATTGTACACGGTATTAAAAGAGTAAGATACTCTGATGTAATCGGTAACTGGAAGAAAGAATCTACTAAACTTGTAGACCTTTTAGATGTAGTACCAGATGAAATACAGGAAAGAATTATTGCAAGTAATTTAATTCAATTTAAGAACTACGTTAATGGATGACAACATTAGAAGCTATAACTAATTCTGTTTATGCAAACTATCCTNACTTANTGGCCAATTCTGTTCATATCCGCGATTATTGTTTTTGGGATTGTATTCGTAATAAAGAACTCCCGGTAAGAGAGCTTGCAGATGTTAGACCTTACCTAATAAAACACGGTATTGTCGACTTTACACTTGTAATTTTCTTTAGTGATAATACAATAGGTTATCGCCTAAAAATATGAAACGTAACTTAATCTGGAAAACATTTTTCTCTCAGAGTGGTTCTGAGATATACGAGATATCTAAAAATATCGGTAGGTTTCCGGATGCAATCATAACTAATAAAAGCTTTGAAGAACTA